CATATAGTCTGCCCAATCGTAGGCTGTTCTCTTTACATCTGCCATTTGTGAAGCCCCTTTCACGCTAGGAAGTAACCCAGCAAGTGCTTGACCTGCTAGGTATCTTCTTGCCGTGAGGGGCTTCATAGCTTTAGAGGTTCGTTTCTTCTCTGTAAACTTTTTCGCTTCTTCTGCTAATTTTTTGCTCATACTCTTTTACTTTTTTTAGGTTGGTGAAGTATGCAGTATTAAAACCAAACTCCCAACTTCTGTTATTGTTAGTATTGGTTGGGTATGGATTACCCAACTCACCTTTTCTAAAAGCAACCTGACCTTCATTGAAGGGATTTATTTTCTTTTTTCCTTCATTGTGTCTAGCATTTTGTTTAGATACCATTGTGCTTTCTCCATATCTTCTATAGGGTTAGTCTTGTATCTGTGTCGATGTTGATACTTTATCATATTACCGTGACAGTATGCTATGAAACCATCCTCACCTAACACTTGCTTTATATAATCAATACACTCTACACCACCACTTAAATTGTAGTGGGCAGGTTTGTTGACAGGATCAAAACTCATAATGTAACTAGCTCCGCTTCAGTGTAAGGGATATGAAAGAAGTATTCTTTTCTTCTAGCATTGGCTAACCATATCTCCTTTGCACACTCTTCAGTGAGTTGGTAGTCTTTGATTCTCCATGCTTGTTTACAGTCGTGACGTATTACATAAAAGTTACAGTAAGTATTGTCACCCTCTACTTTCTTGTACTTATTAATTAGTCTATACTTTCTGTATGGTATACGTATCTCTTTCCATTTAGGATTCCAATCACCTGTCCACTGGTTCTTCATCTCTACTTCAGAGTAATACATACCACCATTCTTTTCACTCTTTATATCAAAAGAAAAATCTTCTTCTGTATCAAGGATAGTATGTCCGATACCCTCTAGGTAATTTGTTATTACTGTTTTAGCTTTACTGTCATTCTCCTTATATGACTGCGGTTGAAACTTTCTGTAGTATGATCCTTTAATTGGTTGTAGCATTATATACTCCTAAGTTATATCTACAATTTCACAAACGTCACCAGTACAAGCAAACTGCTGACTAGAACTAGTACCATCTTCTTTCTCATAGTCCGAGAGTTTAGACCAATCAATTTTCTTTGGCATGGTTAATAGTAAACTATTGTAAGTCTGCTTGTCAACCTCTTGATATGGCGCTTGTTGGTACGTATGCTCATTATATGGTAAGAAAGATACACCTGACATTTCATCGAAGTGTTCATATACAAACGCTCCGACTTCAAACCACTCATCCTTTTTAACATTGATAGTCACACTTGGTTTGTGTTCACACCAATTACGTTGATAGATTAACCACATCTCTAGCTGCTCAATAGCAGTTTGATCTGCAGTAACAACTGAACCCCTTGGTGATTTGATTGGGAAACTAAATACTGTTGTAGTATCTCCTTTCATAACACAAGGTTCACTTGGTATTCCCTGATCCATCATAAACTGTGTCAGTGGATCTTTGTTATCTCCTCTAACTGTTCTGATGTAATATGGGGAATGTCTGGAATGGATACCACTGGCTGAGTCAACAAGTTGTGAAACAGTACCAGAAGGTTTGACACAAGTGATAGAGACAGACTGAGATATACCAAGTAAGTCAGCATACTCATGATTAGTAGCTTCTGCAACAGCACGTAAGTTTGCAAGTGTCTTTTCCAATCCTTTATTCTTTGTAGTCATTAGTGGGTTGTCCATTATTCCAGTGAGCGACACACCCAACAATCGTTCTTCTTCGGTATTTCGTTGCCACACTTTTCGCAGATATGGGAACTTAGTGAAGGTAGACTGAATAGTTCCAAGAATTGTTGCCAACCTAACCTTACGTGCCAGATCGTCATACGTATCTGTAGCTCTAACGACAACCTCAGTGAGGTTACAAAACTGGTAAGGACGTAGGATAATTTCCGAGCACGGGTTAGTACCAAACTCGTAGTTGGGGTCACGTCTGCCATACTTTGCAGCTTGTTTCTTACTCGCTTCACGATTGAATATACCACGTTCTCCACTCCCTGATTCTACTAATGCCATCCATTCCCTCATAAAAGATATGGCATCTGGTTTCTCTGTATAAGACACAGAGTTATTAGCTAATGCACGTTGTGGTTCGTTCTCCCACCACTGACCTGACTTAGCATGTCGCATACGATCATCACTCAGGTTAGATAGAGAGATCATAGCACTACGTCTAACACCACCTACTACAACCACTTCACCAATCTTACACATTATATCATGGCACTCTATTGATGATAGCCTACGTCCTTGTGAGTCTTTAAACATTTTGATAACAAAGTTAAACAAGTCTACCAAAGGGGCAGGGCCACTAGCTCTACCACCAAATGTCTTTAGCCTAGAACCTGCAGGTCTAACATTTGATACATCCCACTTAGGTATCTCGCCACTATATAGTAATGCTATTACTTGTCGCAGTGCTTTTGCCCAACCTTCTTTACTATCTTTTACTGCAATAACAGTATCACTATCGTACAGTTCAGGAACTTCTGGTAGTTGTTGTATGAACTGACGTTCTACAGAAAAGCCTACACCAGTACCACATAGTAATATAAACATAGCTTCATCGAAAGACTTAGGGTCATCTACTGGCAGATAAGAACAGTTGTACATACAGGTATTATCTCTGTCAGCAGCAGGGCCAGCAGTCATCATTGCTCTCATACTAGGCATTACTTCTAACCCAAGTATAGCTTGTTCTATTTTGTTTGTTGTTTCTTCATCTACATTTGCATGGACAACATTAGATACATATCTACCCACTGTCTCAGTCCATGACTCTCTTCGCCCCTCACTCTCTAGCCAACGTGCATAACGTGAGGTGTGTATAAAACTTTGATAGTCTGTTGGTAATAAGTTACTCATTTATCTTCCCCTATATTTGTTGGTGCGTACACCTCACCATTATATTTACTTCCTGTTGAACCTTTTCCTGTTTCTACTCCACTATTACAGCCTATTACAACTACTAGTAAGAAAGACGTAGATACGTACAGTACTCTCTTTGTCCACAATATAAACCCTTCAAAAGTTTTCTTTGCTTCTGTCTCTGCTGATTGTCTTGGTGTCATTCTGGTACAGTCCAAGGATAACAAGGTACAATACTTTGCTTACAATACTTTGCATTGTCTACCAACAAGACAGGTAATATACATATAACAAACACACAAAACAATAGAGGCCACACTAAACCTTTCATATCACAATAGTTCATCTTTTATCTCCACTACCTTGTATCTTACCACGACTTTTTCTATCCTGTAATTTATCTAAATTCTTTTGTGCTATGTCAGCCATCTCTACATTTAGGTCACGACATAGTGCAGCTATGTACCACAGACAATCTCCTACCTCATCTGCAATGGCATCCCTGTCAAAGTTTCCGTCACGTAATATCTTCTTAACCTTATTAGCCACTTCACCTGCTTCTGCAGCCAATCCTAGTGCAGGATAGATTACCTGATGTGCATCTTTATACACTGCTGTTTCTGCAGCACGAGATTGATACCAAGTCATTTCCATATTAGGTTCATTCCAGTATTTAAAATGATCCATATCTTCTTTCGTTATCATAGTCTTGTTACCTCACATTCAATTATTTCTACATCTTCTATGTCATACAAAACATTTTCCATAAGTTCTTTTACATCATCTGAGTTGTTGTCTTTTCCTAACTCAAATATATAAGAATCTGGATCTATTTTTAATTTTATTATTACCTCATATTCCACAGCTAAAGTCCTTAGTTATACTCAAGTAAAACTCAAAGTCAATCACGATCATCAATCTCTAATTCAAGAGGTTCAATGTTAGACTGAAAATATTTTACCATTTCATACGCATCATTAAAGCTATCAAAAAAGTATTCCATCTGTATTACCTTCCCTTCTATCTCAACTTTGCATACATTGTAGTGTACGTCTTGTTCATCAGGTAGATCACATTGGTATGGACCTGATAGCACATCCCAAATCTTAACCTGTTTCATTTGTACTACGTCACTGTTTGCCATCTTTTGTTAAACTCCTTATCAGTTTAAGGTAGTGTGGTAGTTCTGATATTACTAACCATTGATGTCTATCTGATCTGTAGAAAACTACAGGGTCACCTTTGTCATGGTTAGTACATTGCTTTATCCAATCATACACAGTCTTGAGTGCAGACTTTCTTCTTTTTACTTCTATAGAAATAGGTATGTATTTTCTAGCAGCAGGGGATAACTGGATATCTGCACCAGTTTCTCCCATAACTGTAGACTTTACATCGTCTGGTTCTAGTTCAGGAAACGACTCAAGCAAAGCATCTCTTATTTCCTGTTGACCTAATCTCCCTTTTTGTTTGGCACGTCTACTCAATCTATAAGCTCCTCTACTCTGGGCTTTTTAACTACGTCAATTAGATACTCTTTACCATGTGAGTATTTAAATACACGAGCTTCAGGCCAACATATCTTACGATACTCGCATGAACTACATGCATAAGATAGTTTAGTATTCTCAGATGCACCTGACTGTGGTACAGGTTTCAGTCTTTGATCTGGTAATTTACCAGTAACTATATTTTTTACTTCCTCTATTTCTTTTTCTTTAGTAGTAAGTTCTTTATCAAAGTCGTACATATCTAAGTGTAGTTCGAAACTATCTTTTTGTACGACAAGAAAAGCACCACGATTTTTGTCTGTAACTAGAGGATCATCTTTACCTGCATAGACATAGGAACTAAGCTGACTTATATAACCATAGGGATCATCGTTACGTAATGAGTTTGTCTTAAACTTATTCATACCATAACGTGAGGTAGACTTTACATCAATAGTAATACCATCAATGACCGCATCTCTGTGACCTTTGATACCATGAACTGATAGTCTGTCCTGCTCACCTTGAACATCATGTCCTGCCGCTTTAGCAAGCGAAAGGACTAAGGCTTCTAAAAGATCCCCGTAAAAGAAAAGACCAAGTAGTTGAGGTTTTAGCGGTGCAGCTTCCTCTGTTTTATTTATTCTATACCAAGTCTTTCTTTTACAGGGTGAACCCACAGAGGATAAACTTAAATACCCTCTGGGTTTCTGAGGTTCTTTAAACCTTGATTCAGCTATTTGAGAAATATTTTTTGCTAGATAATCTGTGATTGTCTTATCCCACCCACCCTTTCCTTCAATGACACCATAGATATCTTCAACGAGTGTTTCAATGTTAGGCATTACTCACTCCTTAAAATGGGATTTCTTCAGCAGCGACTTCCTTTGTAGCAGTTGAAGCAACATTCTGTGTGAATGGATCTTCTTTATCAGAGGAAGATGAGTCATACTCCAAATGTTTGATTACCTTTACTCTCTCAAGTCGAGTAGTAGTAGTACCATAGTTTTTATTTTTGTAGATGTCTAATTCTACAAGAACTTCTGAACCATTACCAATGACACCATCGGTTTCAAAGTTCCACAGACTACCATCTGACTTGTACACTGATGGTGCTCCACCATCCCAATCATTTGGTGTGTCAAACTTACGTGAGAACTTTATGTCCATACCACGTCCTTGTGGATCATCCTTACCATTAGACATACACCCTGCATTCTTTACCTTAGAATAATTATCTTCATCTAAGATAACATTGATAGTACAACGTCCATCAGTATCTTTCCACTGACCCTGATAACCTTCTAGGTCACGGTTCTCTTCAAATACTTTTGCCCATTGAGCGATTCCTGTTACAGTAATTTTAGCCATTTGCTAACTCCTTTAGTGTTTAGAATTGAATTGTAGCATGTATCAAAAAGCACATGCAAGACTTTTTTAATGTATTTCAGAATATTTATTTCCGAACTGTACATCTATTCCTAATTCAACATTTAATTTTAACTCCTCATTTAGTTTATTAATAGCAGATACAAGTATAAACTTGTGTCGTTCTTCTTCACCCTCTTTCACGAGGTTGATTGATTCATCGTGGAACTGTCCACATATATTAGGTCTGGACTTACGATAGATAGCTAACCATTTATCGAAGCAGTAAGAACCAGTGGATTGATTAAGTGTGGAGAATACATCTTTCTCATAACGAAGTGTATGCCAAAAATTACTTATAGGATTCTTTATCCACATCTGTCCTGCAATCTTTCTAACTCTCTTTAGGCTATCAGTAGAGAACTTAGCCACTGACCAGTTCCTTGCCCAGTATGCATTCAAAAGTTTTTTTGCTTCTAGCTCTGTCATACCTGTCTCTCTAGATAACTTAGCCGCACCTACACCGTAGGTCGCAGAGTAGTTCACCACCTTATAGTTCTTACGTAGATCTTTCAAAGATACTTCACCTGAATTGTGCTTATCTATATCCTGTTGTGTAATAGCACCTGCATGTTTTGCTAAGTCTAAGTGTGGATCAAACCCATCACGAGACATTTCTTCTACGTATACAGGATCGTATGGTTTCATATAGTGTCGCTTAGTTGTATCCTCAAGAGAAGTCATATCAGCACCACATAACTTGTAACCTTCTGGTGCAATCAAGCACCCACGTATCTCCTTACCCCAAGGTTTATCAATACTAGGTAAGTTGACCAGAGGTTTGTTATGTTTGAAACGAAAAGTATTTGTAAGACCATTCACACTCGCTTGTACATACCCATCCCTCTCGCATTCGATTAACCCTTCAAAGATACCGAGTCTGTGTTGTATAACTGTGAGTCCATCTAGTACACCTACAACTGGGTTCTTTTCTATTAATAGTTTAACTGATTTAGTAAGCTCACCATTCTTTCTGACTTGTGGTATGAGCCTTGTTTCTGTTGGTGACTCTTTAATATATTTAAAGGTACAAGGTTCCCAACCTAAAGAGAACAACCATTCTTTAACTTGATCAGATGATTTTGGATTAGCTTCCTCAACACCTTTAACAATATTTATTTCCCTAGAATAGGTAGATGGTAGGTCATGCTCAAACAATAGTGCATTCCATTCTTCACCTTGTTTAGATAGTGAACCATCTTTTTTATACATGACCTTTGGTCTAGACTTCTTACGAAACAAAGTCCTCATTGGCATAACTGTTTTAAGTTCAACTACTTTTTCTTCCTGCTCTGTTTTTAGTTTATCTATACAACTAAGTGCTAACTCTTTATCAAGTTTCCATCCGCTTTCTTCTGCAGCATATGCACATTGCATTTTAAATGTTAGGTACTGGTAAAATCTATTTAAATGATCCTGACTAATATACAACATCATGTACCTATCATTTAGGTTTTTGTAAAGCTTGTGGTTTATTCTAACATCTTGTTCGCATCTGTGTTTATATACACGAGCATCAAGGTTTTCCCAATCCTCTACAACAGGTTTAGGTATACCAAACTCTTCACCAAATGATTCTAGTTTATGATTGGCTCTGTCTGTATTCATCACCCAAGACATAGGTAAGGTATCAATCAATCTAGATTTTATTTTTATTCCTAATATCTTTTCTAGTAATGGTACATCATACCTGACTATGTTGTGTCCTATCAGACATTTTTCTCTTCGTAGTATCCTACGCATGTACTCATAGTTATCTGTGGTTTGTATACTTAATCCATCTCTAGTATAAGACATACAATGTATTCTGGTTGCATCTTCAAGCAAGCCATCTGCTTCGATATCAAATATAATTCCTTGCTCTATCGCCATTATTCTTCTTCCTCTTCATCCTCATTCGGGTAGTACACAAGTACTAAAGATTTACATTTAGGACAACTTAGATTTGTTTCCATAACAAAAGCACTATCTTCGTGGCAGTCATGGTCACCACCCCAAATCAATCTTGTGTTACAGTGCCAACATCTCATGCTACTTCAGCCTCAGTTGTAAACAAATCCTCTCTTAGTATTGTAGTTGTAGGATCGTAGTATACAGAACCTGCTCTGCCTAGTTTAGCAAACGGTCTGTTCTTATCTACGATAAAGTTTGTAGTGTTCTGCTCCACCTCATCCTCACTCTCTGCTGTACGTTCAAGCTTAATACAAATGATTGCCTCTTCCTCAAGAGAAGCCGCATACTTTGTACGTCCATCATCATTTACTTGTGATATGAATACGACACCAATGTTTAACTCTTTAGCTAACTGAGCCATTCGAGATCCTAGTGTGGTGAGTGTACTGGTAGCACCATCAACACCTGAACTGGACAGGTATGCAAGGCGTTGTACATGGTCAATAAATACATACCCTGCACCATAGACGGTTGCAGATAGTCTCACGTAGTCCAACACCTTGAGTGGATCATCATGTGACATCATCTCAAAGATGATTGACTTCTCACCCTTGGTAGCAATCTTTGCCGCTTCAATGACATTACTCTCTGATACGTTATTGTGTGCCGCATCTTCTTTTGTTCTCACGTTCACACCTAGTTCATACGTAGCCATAGCTCTGTATGTGGTAGACTTCATCTCTTCCATGTGAAGCATAGCTACAGCATCTTCACCGTTAGCCAGTAAGCCTGTCTCGAAATATCGAATTACTTCTGTCTTACCAGTACCACGAGGTGCTTTGATGAATGTAAGCCCACCCTTAACCATACCACGTATCTTTTCATCTAATCCTGTATGACCTGTAGGTACGTACTCATATGGGTTCTCATTCTTAATTGCTGCTTCTACATCAGCATCAGAACAGAAGAAGTTCTCTGGTGTGTATCTCTGTGGCGATCTAGCCGCCCACATTATCTTGTCCTGCTTACCTGTCATAAGGAACTCATTAGCATCCTTACACTCTGTCATAGGTACATAGAAAAACTTCTCAGGGAATGCCTGATACAATTTATCTGCGGCTCTACGCCCCGGTGGGTCTAACTCACCTGCATACACTATCTCTTTAAACGATGATAGATATTTAAGATTGTGTTTGATGAACTTCTCACCGATAGAAGATGAGGGTAGTGACTTAACAGGAAATGACTTACCAAGTATCTGGTATAGTGATGCTGCATCAAACTCACCTTCTGTTATGTATATACGCTTGCCTGTACCTGCATTAAACTCAGGTCCGAAAAGATAATTCATACCAAGGCCACGATCCTTTACCCATGACTTGGATTTATCATTACACATTCTGTATTTGATTGTGTGTGGATACTTGAATGCGTACCTTATATCCTCACCATTTGAACCTGTCTGTATCTGGATACCATACAACTGACAAACGTCAGGGTCTATGTCTCGTATACCTGTATACTTAACACCTGATACCTGTATGTTCTGTGGCTGTATACGTTCTTTTAATGGATAGGTTTCTGCAACCCACTCGAAAGTCTCAGGCATGTTCTTCATTGGGTATGCTCTATGGCATGAGTGGCAGTGACCGTAACCATCGTCATTCCAGTTGAATGCATCCGAAGAACTGCACTCTCTGTATGGGCATGGTTGGTGTGGATTATCTGACATTTTGTTTCCTCTAAATTTCTCAGTTGGAATTATAGCACTCAATTAAAATTAAATGCAACACTAATCTTTTACTTCCCAAGCATCCTCTACCATCCAGTGGTGTCCTTCATCTGACTTTTCCCATTCAACATTTTGTTCTGCGTCCTCTCTAGCTAGGGTAATAGCTTCCTCCAAAGTGTCAGCTTCTACTACAGCCTCATATCCTACGTCCAACGTAGCTGTTACTCTATATCTAGGCATTGTTCATTCTACTCCTATACATTGCTCGTAATCTTTCTTCATCAGTCATCTCACGTATTGAGGTATTAATATTATCTTCCTTGTACTCTACGACAACACCAGTATTCCAGTTGCTCATTTCTTTTAGCGCACCCTCGATAGTATCAAATATTTTTGGGTCTGGGTAATTAGGAAAGCCATTCGTATCCTCTGGCACATACATAATGTCACCGTCTACATCAATAAGAACTGCGTATTTCATTGTCTACTCCTTTAATTGTACAAACAATCCCTGTAATTGGATCATTAAAACCTGCTATTGCTATTACTTCTACAGCAAGTGTGTCTGCATTGTCAGGACTGTTTACATATTCTACACAT